GAAGGAAAGAGCCCGAACGATAACGAAGACGGTGTTCGTCGGGTGTATCACGTTTATACGTGGCTTGAGATTGAGAGCGACCCTTATACGAAGGGAGAGCTTGCCCCGTATATCTTGATGATTGATGAGCTTGAGACTGAAGTCATTGGACTCTACCGAAACTGGGAAGAGGGCGATGAGGTCATGGAAAAGCTTGACTGGATTGTCGAGTACAAGTTTATTCCGTGGCGCGGTGCGTATGCGATTGGTCTACCTCATTTGATTGGCGGGTTGTCTGCGGCTCTTACGGGTGCTCTGAGGGCGTTGATGGACTCAGCGCATATCAACAATGCTGCGACGATGCTAAAGCTCAAGGGAGCGAAGCTATCGGGTCAGAGCCAGCAGGTTGAGGTAACTCAAGTAGCGGAGATTGAAGCGGCTCCAGGTGTAGATGATATTCGCAAGATTGCGATGCCGTTTCCCTTTAACCCGCCGAATCCGGTGTTGTTCCAACTGTTGGGGTGGTTGACAACAGCAGCTAAGGGGGTTGTAACGACCGCGGAAGAGAAGATCGCTGATGTCAATGCTCAGACGCCTGTAGGGACGACTCAGGCATTGATTGAGCAGGGTGCAGCGGTCTTTTCAAGTATCCATGCAAGGCTTCATAAGAGTCAGAGCAGGGTCTTAAAGATCCTTCAGAGGATCAACCGTTGGTATTTAGAGGACATGCGCCGTAGTGAGGACATGGTTGATCTAGATATCAAGCGTGAGGACTTTGCGAAGGTTTCTGATGTTATCCCGGTAAGTGATCCGCATATCTTCTCTGAGACGCAGAGGATGGCGCAGTCGCAAGCGGTGATGGCGGTGATGGAGAAGAACCCTGACCTGTTTAACCGGAAGATTGTGATTGAGCGGTTTTTGAAGCAGTTGAAGGTTCCCGGAATCAATGAAGTAATGATTGACATGCCTGGCCCGGAGAAGATGGATCCTGCGAACGAGAACGTAGCGATGTCTATTGGTCAGGCAGCGTTTGCTTATCCTGAGCAGGATCATCTGGGGCACATTCAGGCTCATTTGGATTACGCCAAGAACCCGGTATTTGGTCAGAACCCGATGATTGCTCCGACGTTCCTGCCGAAGGCTATGGAGCATATCAAGCAGCATATTGCGTTGTGGTATCTGAACCGTATGGAAGGCTATATTCATAGGTCGATCGGAGAAAAGCCGGACAACTATGAGCTGTTGGATGATCCCAAGGCTTTAGATAAGTTGTACGGTGCTGCGTCGCAACATGTGGACATGGACAGTCAGCAGACGTTGAGTGGGATTCTGCCGGTGATTCAACAGATGGTTCAATCCATCCAGCAGTTCAAGCCGAAGCCTGATTTGACGCCGGATGGTCAGGTGTTGTTGCAGACTAGCATGGCTGAGACTCAGAGACGTCAGGCGCGGGATCAGGCGGAGTTGCAGCTTAAGGGTCAGGAGATGGCTCAAAAGCTTCAACTGGATATGTTGGAGTTACAGCAGAAGCAGCAGATGGAGATGGAAGATCTTCAATTGCGTCTTGCGATAGCTAAGGGCGATCAAGAGACAAAAGAGAGGATTGAGACTGCAAGGCTTACTCGGGATGCTGCGCGACTGAAACTAGATCAGGATAAGACGGTAGTAGATTTCTCAACCAAGCTGCAATAGGAGTGTGTCATGTCGAACTACGACAAAGAGCAGAAGAGTGAGTTTGTGAAACAACACAAACGGATGGCTATGGGGGTTCCCTTGAACGGGCAATCCATGCAAGCCAAAGACCAACCTAAACAGGAGCCGAAACTACTGAAGAAAAAATGAAGACGATCAGCGACCTTATTGGTGGTATCAAAGCTTCACAGGGTGAGATAGCCCTGGCCCTGGCGACTGGAAAAGCGCCGACATGGGAAGCGTATCACCGTATGGTTGGACAACATCAAGGGTTGGAAGATGCCCTTGAGATTCTCAATACTTTATTGAAAGAAGACGATGAACATGAATGAGCCGGTAGCATCTAACGATGCTGAATTAGCTTGGGCATTTCCGAGCGTGGATCCCGGTGCAAAGCCTCTTGGTGGACGAATCCTTGTGCAACTTCGTAGAACGAAGAAAAAGTCACACGGTGGTTTGATCCTTGTGAATGAGACGAAAGAGGCCGAAAAGTGGCAGAACATGATTGCCAAGGTAGTTGAAGTAGGTCCGTTGGCGTTTAAGCACCGAGACACGATGCAATCGTGGCCGGAGGGTGCTTGGTGTCAGGCGGGTGACTTCATCCGGGTGCCAAAGTGGGGTGGTGACAGGTGGGAGATTCCTACAGATGAGGAAGAACCTGCGTTGTTCGCTATTTTCAACGATCACGAAGTTATCGCAAAGGTAACGTGTGATCCCTTAGCATTTAAGGCATTCGTATGAACACGAAAGAAAAACCAGAAGAGATTGCCGTTACTGAGGAACAAGACGGTTCGGCAAAAGTAGAACTTCCTGAAGAGCTCATGCCGGAAGAAAGGGCAGAGGGCGGGGAAGTTTCTCAAGAAGAAGGGGATGAAGACCATCCTGACGATACCGAGGCTATTCGAGATGCTCGAAGGGCTCGTCGCCGTGCAAAGAAGGAGTATATCAAGCGCACGAACGAGGAAAAGGATCGCAGGCTTGAGCTTCTTCAGCGTCAGAATCAGGAGTTAATGGAGCGTTTATCGGTTGTAGAGAGGAAAACGCATTCATCTGATCTTGCGCGACTTGACAAAGCGATTGAAGACGAGGAGTTAAGGCTTCAGTATGCTCAAGCGAAAGTTCGAGAGGCCGGAGATAACTCAAACGGTTCGGAACTAGCAAAAGCGCAAGAGCTTTGGTATGAAACTCGAGGGCGTCTAGATGCGTTAAAGCGGGCTAAGCAAGAGTCGGCTAAGGCGCAAACCAGCGAAAACGGTGCAGTTAATCCGCAGTTGATGAAGTATGCGAATCGCTGGATGGGAGATAACCCGTGGTATGACCCTCAAGGTGACGATGAGGACAGCCAGATTGCAAAAGTGATTGATCAAAAGCTGCATAAAGAAGGTTGGGATCCCAATAGTGAAGAGTATTGGGAAGAACTTGACAATCGCTTGCAAAAAAGGTTGCCACATCGGTACAATCAGAGTGGTGAAGAATCCACAAGGAGAAAGCCGAGAAGTTTTGTGACCGGATCTGGTCGTGAATCATCTCCGAATCGCGGAACAGGATCTTTTTATCTTGAACCTGAACAGGTCAGGGCTATGAAAGATGCTGGTTTCTGGGATGACCCGGCAAAACGGGCGAAGATGATTAAACGATACGCTGAACAAGCACGAAACAATCGGAGTTAACCAAAATGGATTCAAGACTTAAGAAATCATTGTCAGCCGGTGGACGCGAAACTCGCGCTAGTGAGGACGCCAGCCGTGCTGCGGTAGATGAATCTTTCCATTCCGCGCAGGAACGTCGCAAGATGTGGAGTGACGAATGGACCCAGTCAGCATTACCAAAGCTCCCGGACTTGCCGGGTTGGCATTTATGCTGGCTTTCGACCACCAACGGTTACGACAGTATTGATAAGCGGATTCGGCTCGGGTATGTGCCTGTTAATTCGGATGAGATACCTGGGTTTGAAAACTACCGCGTAAAGTCTGGCGAAAACACTGGTTTTATCTCGTGTAATGAGATGGTTTTGTACAAGCTTCCTATGGACTTGTATCAAGACGTCATGTTGCACATGCACCATCAGCTTCCAATGGAGGAGGCGGAGAAGGTTCGGTATCAAGCCGAACAGGCTCAGGGGCGGGATAGCCGAGGAAGGGCTCTCGGTCAGGTCGAAGGTGAAGGCTTTGGGATGCTGGATGAAACCGTCAAAACTCCCGTATTTTCGGGATAACCATTAGGAGTTTGCTATGTCAGCAACTAGCGCTCCGTTTGGCTTGCGGCCTGCGTTTCACCCGAGTGGTCTGGATCGCGCACAAGCTCTTGCCAACGGAATTCAAGCGGTATCGACGAGCGGAAACGTCTCGGCGGGTTATGCAACCACTATCCTGAAGGGCCAACCGGTCAAGATGGATACTAACGGGTACATTGTAGTTGCCGCTGCTGGCGATGCGTTCCTCGGAGCGTTCGCTGGTGTCGAGTGGACTGATGCTACTGGTCGTCGTCGCGTCTCGAACTATTGGCCTGCGAACGAGTCGTTCCAGGTTGGTTCGGTTGTGGCGTACTTCTATGACGATCCCAACATCGTTTATGAGATTCAAGCTGATGGTACGCTGCTTCAGACCTCGATTGGTGATGAGGCTGATCTGAGCAATACCACGGATGGATCTACGACTACGGGTCTGAGTCAGTGCACGTTGTCAATCTCGGTGGTTGGTGCAAACGGCGAAGCGCAGATGCGTATCGTTGATATTGCTCCGTATCCCGATAACGACTGGGGTGACGCTTACGTAATCGTTCGCGCCAAAATCTCTCAACATCAGTACGGCCAGATTCGTGTCAGCAACACGAATTACACGCCGATCGCCGTTTAAGGAGGGGTAAATCATGGCAGCCCCGATGCGCAGTACCGATTTTCGGTCAATTGTCGAGCCGATCCTGAATGAGTGCTTTGATGGTGTTTACGATCAGCGCACTGATGAGTGGAGCCGCGTGTTCCGCGAGCAGGAAGGTATCCCCCGTAACTACCACGAAGAACCCGTTCTGTACGGTTTCGGCGCGGCTCCTCAACTGCCTGATGGCACTCCGGTGACCTATCAGCAGGGTGGTGTGCTGTTCCTGAAGCGGTACGTCTACAAGGTCTACGGTCTGGCGTTTGCTCTGACCAAAGTTCTTGTTGAGGACGGTGATCATATTCGTATTGGTCAGGTCTATGCCCGTCACCTTGCTCAGTCGCTGATTGAGACTAAGGAAACCCTGTCGGCAAACGTCCTGAACCGTGCGTTTAACTCGTCCTACCCCGGTGGTGACGGTGTTGCTCTGAACAGCAATGCTCACCCCATCGTGAACGGTACGTTTAGCAACCTGCTGACGACTGCTGCGGTTCTGTCGCAAACCAGTCTTGAGCAGATGCTGATCCAGATCCGTCAAGCGGTAGACAACAACGGCAAGAAGATTCGTCTGGTTCCCCGTCAACTGGTGGTGGCTCCTGGCAACGTCTTCCAGGCCGAGGTTCTCCTGAAGTCCGTGCTTCGTGCCGGTAACGCTAACAACGACATCAACCCCATCAAGTCGATTGGTCTGCTTGATGAAGGTGCTGCCGTTCTGTCGCGTCTAACCAGCCCGACCGCATGGTGGGTTCAGACCGATGCTCCCGAAGGCATGAAACTGCTCATGCGCCGTCGTCTGGAAAAGACGATGGAAGGGGACTTCGAAACCGACACGATGCGCTACAAGGCAACGGAGCGCTACGACGTCGGGTTCACGGACCCCCGCGCAATGTACGGAACTCCTGGCGCTTAACGGCCACGGGGATGGGTAAACTCCAAAGGGAAACTTTTGGAGTTGCCTATGAAAATCTTTAGGAGAATCAAATGGCCCTGACTAATTTCCCGAATGGGATCACTAGTTTTGGGGTGCCGGTTCTTGGGACTATTGGCGGACTTCCGTTTACTGGGAACTACTACTTTGTAGACCCGGTGAATGGTGCTGATGGTAACGACGGTACGCCTGAGCTTCCGTTGAAGACCCTGTACGGTGCGCTTGCGAAGTGTACGGCTGGCAACAACGACGTTGTTGTGTTGGTTGGTGATGGTACTGCTGCGGGTTCTGCCCGTTTGAGTACCGCGCTGGCTCAGTCGATCAATTCTGCTGCGACCACTGGGACTCTTAACTGGAACAAGAACGCGACTCACCTGATTGGTGTGGCTGCTCCGACTTCGGTTGCGCAGCGAGCGCGTATTGCTCCTCCGACTGGCACTTACACTGCGGCGACGTTTAACAGTGATGCGTTCATTAACGTGACTGCGTCTGGCTGTTACTTTGCCAATCTGTCGGTGTTCTGTGGATTTTCCACGGGTTCGGCAAGCATGATTGCGTGGACGGATTCTGGTTCGCGCAATGCTTACTCTAACGTCAACATCTACGGTATGGCTGACTCTGCCTCTGCGGGCGGTGCGAATGCTCGTTCCTTGAAGTTGAACGGTGGTGGTGAGCATACGTTTATGAACTGCACTCTGGGTGGCGACACGGTTGCCCGAGGTGCGGCGAATGCGACGGTTGAGCTTGCCGGTGGTACTGCTCGGAACTCGTTCATTGACTGCGTATTTCCGTTCCAGTGCAGCGCTGGCACTCCCTTGGGTCTTAAGGTTGGTGTTGCAGGCATGGATCGGTATGCTTTGTTCAAGAACTGTTCCTTTATCAACAACGTGGGTTCGACCTCTACGAGCATGACTGCTCTGGGGACGCTTGCTGCGTCTGCTGGTGGTCAAGTAGTCGTGAAGAACTCGATGATGGTTGGTATTGGCGAGTTCGGGTCCGATGCGTCCTCCTTGGCTCAGATTTATGTCGATATGCCTGCTCCGAGTGCTTCGGCAGGTGGTATCGGCGTTAATCCGTCGTAATGAACTTCCGGCCGCTCGCAAGGCGGTCGGATCATAGGAGGTCAAAATGGGTCAGTTTAAGCCGATGGTGAAGATGATGACCACCGAGCCCACGGTTGAGCTAAAGCTCAAAAAGGGCGGAGCGGTCAAGATGCAAGCTGGCGGTATGCCTGGTCTTGGTACGATGACCGGACAACCTGCGATGCCTGCTCGAGGTGGAATGGCTCCGGCTATGGCACCTAAGCGTCCTTCGATGGCTGCGCGTCGTCGTGCGATGATGGCTATGCCTGCTGCTGCGGCTCCTGCTGCTCCGGTAGGGATGGCTGGTCGCATGATGAAAGAAGGTGGCGAGTCTAAGAAAGAGCACGCTGCTGAGATGAAGAAGATGGCTAAGACTTCGGAGGCGTTGAAAGAACACGCAGCCAAGCCTGCTTCTAAGGCTCATAAAGGTCTTAAGACGGGCGGAGTCGTTATGGGCCAGGGTGGCTACAAAGCGGGCGGTATCATCGAATCTAAGAAGGGCGAGACGATGATGCGCACGGCTAAGGTGGATCATTCTCCGGCTAAGACGGAAGGTGTGAAGCTTGGCAACGCTGGTGGCTACAAGACCGGTGGTGTAGCGAAGGCTAATGCGGGCGGCTACAAACATGGCGGTGCTACCAAGATGATGGGCGGTGGCATGGCGTACATGAAAGGTGGCGAAGCAAAAAAAGCCTACGCTACGGGGGGAAGTGTTAATAGCGGTGCCCCCGTAGCGATGCCTCAAGGCCGCAAGAAGCCTAGTGAGCCGGTGAGTATTAGTCGGCTTTCTGGGACTTTTAAGTCTGGTGGATCGGTAACTCCGGCGCAATCGCGTTTGATGAAAGCGCATGCGTCGGAGAATGCTTCTGCGATGAAAGCTGCCAAGCGTTACTCTAACGAGAGATATAACGAAGGCGGTAAGGTTCCGCAGGAAGCTAAGAACCAGATGAAGACGGACGAAGCCAATCGTGCGTATGAAAGCTGGGAAAAGAGCCAGACGCAAGAGAACGAGGCTATACGTAATGCCATCCTAGGTGCGCCAAAGCGTATGATGGAAGGTATTAAGGGTTTCTTCTCAAAGAAGCCGCCTGAAGGTAGCGTCACTAAGACTGAGAAGTCTGTCACTGTGACACCCGCTAAGAAGCGTGGCGGTTCTGTTAAGTGCTGAGACGGGGGCTTCGGCCCCTGCCTCATTTTGAAGGCGTTGAATGATGAGTACAACCATCTCGTCAATTACAAGGCAAGGGGCATACGAGCCTTTTGAGTTGCAAGTCGCTCGCGGACAGATTCAGGGCCACAGAAGTGTTGTTGTGTTTGGTTTTAATCCTGACGTAGACACCTCGCAGGTATCAGTCTGGCCGCTTCCAAGCCTAATTACGTTTCCGGCCGCTGCACTGCAAATGACAGTAAGTTCGTCAAACGCAAACGATACTGAGTTAGGCACAGGAGCCCGTACAGTTGTTGTGCAGGGGTTGGATGCAAACTATAACGAAGTCAGTGAGGTTGTCATTCTTAATGGGCAGACTGCCGTTACGATGACGGCGTCCTTGCTGCGAGTCAATTATGCTTATGTGCTCACGGCTGGGTCTGGAAACGGCGCTGCTGGTGACATCTACATAGGCACTGGTGTTGTAACAGCAGGCGTTCCTGCAACCACATACAACATCATCAAGTTTGACTACAACACCACAATAACTGGAAGTTGGACGGTTCCTGCGGGTTACACCGCATACGTCTCCCAGGGTTTATTTTCATCTGGTCAATCGGGTGGTTCTAATCAAGTTCAAGGCAGACTGTTGACGAGAGGAGCAGACAACATTCGACGCACCGCCGCAGTTACGAGTATCAACAATGGCGTAGCAGACTATGTGTTTGAGTATCCAATCGTGATCCAAGAAAAGACAACAATTGAAGCAACAGCAATTGGTAGTTCTAGCAACAATGCTGTTTCGTCAATGTTCATCTTGGTGTTGGTCAAAGAAGGCCCGTAATGCCAGCCAAGACTAAGGCGCAGTTTCGGCTCATGAAGGCTGCCGAGAACAATCCGGCGTTTGCGAAGAAGGTTGGCATTAAGCCGTCTGTTGCCAAAGAGTTTACTGAGGGCAATGTTGGGAAGAAGGCTTACAAAGAGCTTCCCATGAAAGAAGGTGGCCCTAGTCTTTCTGTAGGAAGGGGAGAAAAGCTTCCTGTGTCTCAAGGTGCCGGATTGACCGCTAAGGGTCGAGAGAAGTACAACCGTGAGACGGGATCGAATCTAAAGCCTCCTCAGCCTCAAGGTGGGAAAAGGCGAGATTCGTTCTGTGCTCGTATGAACTCGATTGCCAGAGCAAGTGAAAAGGGCAGTCGTGCTCGTGCCTCTATGAAGCGTTGGAACTGTCCATCATGGTAGACGATTGGCATGAGTAAAAACTTTTTTTGCCTCCTTTTTGTATGCTTCATAGGCATCTTCAGCGGTGTCAAAAAAACCTATCGTCTTGCGTTCACCTTTTATGCAAATTCTTGCCATCCATTTGTTAACTTGCTTGTGCCAAGTCACGCCTCTGTAGCCAGATGTGCTGTTTTTTGGCGCAGGGCGATTTTGTTGATTTTGGCTATTGGTAGCCAATCGAAGATTTTCAAGCCGGTTGTCAATTTTGTTGCCATTAATGTGATCAATGTAAAAACCATCTGGTATATCGCCAAACAACATAATCCAAATTACTCGATGAAGTTTTTGAGATTTGGAGTTGATGGTTACAACTTTGTATCCAGACCCATGCAAACAACCAGCCAAGGAGCCTTGAACCATGTTTGAGCGCCCCTCTTTCCAACGAGCGACTCCAGTAAATGGGTTGTACTCAAAAATTGATCGCAATTCTTCTTGTGTCAAGGTCATAATTGACTCCATCTTGTGTTTTGACGGCAAGATGTTACCACATTTGGAGAAATGGTAATGGCCTACTCGGGAACCGTCGGCACGACCGTTATCAGTGTACAGACGCTGATAGATCACGGTGCTCGTCGATGCGGCAAGCTTGCTGAAGAACTGACCTCTGAGCAGGTTTTGAGTGCTCGAGAGTCGTTGTTTTTCCTTCTGTCGAACCTTATTAACATTGGAATCCAGTATTGGGCCATTGGGAAGAAGGTTTACGGTCTGAAAGCGGATCAGTATGTCTACAAGCTTCCTTTGGGAGGTAATGACGTACTGAATGTCATGTACCGTCAGATGAATCGACCGACTCCGAACGGTACTGGAGACTATACGTCAAGTGCTGGTGGAGTCGTTGACAACGCTTTTGACTCAAACATTGACACGTTGTGTACCCAAACCTCTGCAAACGGCAACATTGCGGTTGATTACGGGACGGATAACCCGGTGTATGTAGGGTCAATTGGTGTTTTGCCGGGTGTTTCTGGAACGTATTCGGTCATTTTTGAGTATTCTGCGGACGGAATTACGTGGAATACGCTGTATGACCCTGGTTCGCAGGTCTGGGTAGACAACGAATGGCTCTGGTATGACATAGAACCGGGGCAAACGGTGCAGTATTACCGGATTCGGATGACTGGAGGCGGTACTTTGAGCCTTCGGGAGTTCTTTTTGGGCAATAACTCGACCGAAATTGTGATGGCGCGTCTCAACAGGGACGATTACACGAGTTTGCCGAACAAAAACTTCACTGCAAACCAGCCGTATCAGTATTGGTTCAACAGAACGATCCCTCAGAGTGAGATTTACCTCTGGCCTGTGCCTTCAGACCCGTTTATTCAGATGACGGTCTGGTATTCCAAGCAGATCATGGACGTTGGAAGCCTCTCAGGGGAGCTAGAGATCCCTCAGAGGTGGTATCTAGCCATTCAATCCATGTTGGCTCACCAGATGAGCCTTGAGCTGCCTGGAGTAGACCTCGCAAGGACGCAGTATCTTGAAGGTCAAGCAGAAAAGTACCTAGTACTTGCGGAAAACGAAGAACGCGACAAATCGCCGATACAACTCGTTCCTGGTATCCACGTGTACACACGCTGATCATGCCTAGATTCCTAGACACGACGGGTTACTCGGATATTGCAATCGCAATCTGTGACCGTTGTCGTCTCAAGCGTCCGCATGCGGTGATGAGGCCAGATCCTAATTTCCCTGGTTTATCGGTGTGTGATCAGGGTTGTGCAGATGAGTTTGATCCGTATAGATTGCCGGCTAGGAAGACGGAAAGAATTACGATTAGGTTTCCTAGGCCGGATGTATCGGTAGCAGTAGATCCGAATGACTTAGTGACGACTGGGTATGGCGGTTATGTGATCTCTACGCAAGAGGGGACACAAACGCCGGAGGATGACGGAAACGTCAATGGAATTAGCCAGCAGCCCTAGCCATGCCAAATGTAACGATCACGCAGTTGCCACAGGCTTTACCCTTAGATGGCACGGAGTCTGTGCCTATTGTTCAGGGTGGGCAGACTAGACAAACTACGACCGGGGCGATAGCGAACGCTCCGATTCTGAATCAGACGTTCCTGACGATTGTTTCGGAGCCTACGCTTCCAAACTCTCGGTATCTGTCTACGGGAACGGGGTTAGGGCTTACGGACGGTGGGGCGCAATCCTTTTATCGTCTGACGTTAAACGGTACGTCTGGAAGCTTGGAAACGGCTTCTGACGGGGTTGTAGTCAAGTCAAGTGGTCTGATCGTTTCTAGGACGATCTTGTCAGGCTCTGACGGTATTTCTGTTACTAACGGGAACGGAGCGTCTGGAAACCCTGCGGTTGGGCTAACGGGTTCTGTTCTTTCGTTAGCTCAGTTATCGTCGACGGGAATTCTGGCGATCAACGGTAGTTCGGTGAATGCTCGGGTGTTGACGGGTACGACGAACGAGATTGACATTACGAGCGGAAACGGAACGAACAACCCGACGTTTAGGATTGCGGATAACGCAGTGCTTCCTGGCACGGGAGCTATTCGGGTTCCGGTCGGTACGACTGCTCAAAGGCCCGCGGGAACGGATGGGCTACTTCGGTATAACTCAGAGACAAATGCTTTTGAGATTTACGAAAATGGTAGTTGGTCGAACCTTCCTACGGGTGCGGTTACTTTAATTAACACGGGGACGGGTTTAACGGGTGGCCCGATAACGACGACCGGGACGATCTCGATTGATTCAACGGTTGTGACGTTGACGGGATCTCAGGTTCTCACGAACAAGACGATGTCTGGGGCGTTGAATACGTT